GCCAGAAAATCGACCATCATTCCGAGGGTCAACGGTTTCGGTTTCTCCCGCACTGTCCGGTACGGGTTCAGTCTGGCGGATGTGGTAATCTGCTTTTTGGCAGCAATGTTGCACTGCAGGGCCAGCAGTTCCGCGGTCCGGTCCCACTCGGTTTCCAGCCGGCCTCGCACCGCCCAGGCTAATTCCCGGAGGGTTCCGGTGGGTTCGTATCCGACGATTCCGGACCATCGGGCAATGAGTTCCCACACATCAAATCTCGGAGCTTCTGAATCGTCTGCGGAATTTCCTGCTTCGCCATCCCCGCCATCAGGTCCAGCAGACTGTTCCCCGCTGCCTGAGTCGCCTGCAGAATCTCCCGCTGACGGGGCGGGGAAAAATTTGTCACCGCCTCCACGAATGCCTCCGTGGCATCGCCCAGGGTTTCTCCATGCAGCAATTCCCCGAACTGTTCCGGGGTGACTTCGGCCCGCTCGGCCTGTTTTTCACAGATCATCCACAGCACGCCACAGAGCAGGATCGGGTCCGCTGAAAGCTGAGCAAACCCTCCCTTGGTGTCGAGGATGTTCACGCCCAGTTCGGTGCGGATCACCGTGGCCAGCGGAATCGTCACATGGAGATTCCATCGCCGTTTTTTGCGGTCGGTGAAGTGGGCGACTTCCGGCAGTGTTTGCTCAGTCATGGGTTGCTTAAAATGTCTGTTAAATGTCGGGGAGTGTCTGTCAACTGCCGGTTATTTGTCCGGAGTTTTGTTGAGGGTTTTGGGTGTTTTGGCGGGCTGGTTGACGCTGCCTTTGATAGCACCGCCTTTGCCCAGCTGAACCCGATCCTTGATGGACCGGACTTTGAGTGGCTCGCGATCCCCGGTTGCCGGGTTAATCCAGAATTGAGTTTTCAGTTTTTTATCAGTCATTGTTAGACCTCTGGAGTGTGAAACAGGATTGGCTGAAATGTGGAATCAGTCAGGATCAGGCGATTTCCACGACATCAGGCGGAGTGACATAATCGGCAGCCGCTTTCAGGGTGCAGTTCACCGTGGTGGAATCGTTTTCCTGATTGTCATCAAACTGGGTGACATACATTTCCGCCTGATAGCCCTGCTCACCGGAAGTGGCAATGGGACCGGTCATCATGGCAATCCCCACCTTGGCGTCGGTTTCAAAGGCGGTCTGCAGGATGTCGAAGTTCACGTTCCCTGGCCGCTTGGTGAGGGTGATTGACACCTCCCGCGTTTTGTGACCTGGTAGGACTACGGTCTCATCCAGGCCCCGCTCTTTGATCTCGGCCAGGTCTTTCCCCTGGGAGCGGTTCCCGCCCTGGATTTCTCCGTATTCCACCCAGGTCGGAGTGGCAATGTCGCCGTCTGCATCCACGTACAGTTTGTGGAGTCGGCCAATTCTTGGCGTAGTCATTTCTCACCTCGGTCATTTGATGCCAGCCAGAAACTGCGGCAGGCTGGGCAGCAGTTCGTGGAATTCGGGTTTCATGTAGGGTCGGGCTTCGATGCGAAATCGCCCGTTTTTCGATTGGGCATGCCCCCCCTCTTCCAGAGTGCGGGGAGCGCCGGTGGGTCGGTCGATCTCTGCCGGGCCGGTGACCACGCTGCGGGTAGCCGGGTCCCAGGCAAAGAACAACAGTTTCTTGATCAGCCCCTTTCGCATCCGCGGCGGTTCACCGGGATTCGCAGATGCAAATGGCCGTTTGGGTCTGGGCAGACCATCCCGCTTGGCAATGGCCTGCTGAATCCGGAACCGCCTCCGCTCCTCTTTGGTCAATTCCGCAATCTTTTTCTGCCGGGCCTTCTTCAAGGTGGATCGTATCCCCCGGCGGAGAAAGGCTCCAAACCGGCTCAGGCCCTTCTGGGATTTCTCATCCAGATCATCCATCACCGATTGTCGGTCGAAGAACTGACTCTTGGCTTTGTTGACTCTCATTTTCAGAGGCATCAGACGGCCTCCTGATACGTGATCGTGAAAGCCGAGGCGAATTTCCCGGTGTATTTCACCGAATCATCCGCCCCCTTGTTTCGGTCCAGAAAGCTCGTGGCAAATCGAATCAGGTATTCCCGCCCGATAAAGTAATACTGCCGCCCGTCTCCCAGCTCCACGGTTTGCAGGTCCAGGAAAACGGCGACTTCATTCACCAGGTCCATCAGGCCATCCAGGGTATCCCGGCTGACCGCCTCAACTCGCTTTGCAAACCCCAGATTGATCTCATAGGTTTTCAGCAGGTTCGGACGCTCCCAGATTTCCACCGTTTCATCATTGGGCCAGACTCCCACCTGCAGGCTGCCGAGTTCATCCTTTTCGTCCCAGTCCGGGGCATACAGTCTCTCCGCGACAAACGCCTGCGAGAACGCAGGCGCGTTAATCGCAGTGACGATCTCATCGGCAATCAGGATGTCGGGAGAAGTGGTCGGCATCAAACTTCCTGGGTATGAATTCGGTATAACTTCCGGGTGGGATCACTGAATCTCCAGGCGGGTTCCGACCCACCCGGAGAACGCACCGCAAAGGTGCCAAACCCATCGACCTCAATCTGGTCTCCGGGTTCCGGCTCCACGGCTACTTCGTCCAGAATCAACTCACTGACCATCAGGATGAAGTCCTGGGAAATCTCTTCGGTGGTCAGGCCCTCGCTGTCGGTCCGGGGAAATTCGGATTCCCCCAGCACCGCCGTGAGTTCAACTTCCTGGATGCCCCGGCGGTAAGTGACGGTCTTGCCATAGGTCCGGCGCTGAGCGCGGTGCATGTTCAGGACCGCCCGTTCCGCCGGGGTGGTCATTCTTCACCGCCTTCGGGTTCGGAATCCGGTTCCGGTGCGGGCAGTTTCACCTGCACCGCCGCCGCCAGTTCTTCCAGGGGCACCGCCACCAGGCGGGATTCGGTGAGCAGGCTCTTGAACTTCGCCCCCAGCCCCGCGGCCTCCAGGTCTTTCTTGGGAACCACGCAGTCCCTGCCGGGCCGATTGGTAAGGCATGCCTGTTTGATTCTCCGGACAGCGGCAACTTTTTCTTTGTCATTTGCAGGCACAATATCACCTGTAATTTAGAGTGCGATTCGGAAAGACCCTCCACCGCAACCGCAGTGGAGGGAGGTGCTGACGGTCAGTCAGGCAACGAGAGATTCGGTGTTCAGGATGGCATCGGTATTGATGATCGGAATGCCGTCCACTTCAGTTGGCCGGGGAGCGGGGGTGCCGGTGGCGTTGGTTGCCGTCCGGGACTGACGCAGTTGCTTGAGACTGCGGCGATTCATCACGATGCCGTTTGGCTGGCGACTGGCCGGGAAGGTTGCCAGGGCATCGTAAATCAGATCATCGGTCAGGCCCTTACCGGCATCCTCGGTCAGATTGACAATCCGGCCAATGGAGTAGGCGGAGCCAATCTGCAGGCCCATCCAGGTTTCAATCGGGGTGTAGTAGCCGGTGAAACGTCCACCGTTGACCGTGTCTTCAATGGCCTGGGTGACGGTATCTCCGATCTCCAGCACTCCATTGGTGATGGCAGTCACATCCCGGCCATCCCCGTTGGAGCGGACCAGGTACACGGAACTGGCTGTGTTGGCGGTGGTTCCACCGGCATCAATCACCATGTCATCGGCCAGGGCATCAATCGTGGCCGCATCAATCAGCCCATCAAACCCGTCCGCCAGGTTGCCGGTCCCGTTGATGAGTTGCTGTTCCGCCTCGAAGAATGCGGCTTTCAGATGGCGGCGGGCTTCGCGGGCCACATAGGCCATCGCTCCCCGCTTGTAGGCATCCGCCACGGCCTTGTCGATGGCGAAGCTGGCATCCAGGATTTTCAGGGTGATGGTCACCAGCGTGTCGGCGGACTTTTTGTTCTCGCGTCCGGTATTCGGATCACGGAAACCCACCACAGGAGCGCCGGTTTCCTTCAGGTATTTGTGCTGCGTCCCGTTGGACGATTCGTCCGCGGCGAGCCACTTCAGGAACGGAGCTTCATCCAGCAGGTCGGTGACTTCGATATCCGCCAGATTCATATCGTTGACCAGCAGCAGTTCGGTCAACCCAAGATAACTGTCAGCCATGATTGGCCCCTCTCAAGTAGTTCAGTGAATGGAATCAGCCTTCGGCGGATGGCTGGACTCGGTGTTTGCTCAGGACCTCAGAGAGATCACTTCTTGGTGAACTGTTCGTTCCAGGTTTTTCCAGTGGTTTCCGGCTCCCCGCCCTGGGTAACCGGTTCGGTCTCTCCCAGTTCGACGGCAGCCAGTTTCTGTTTTAGCTGTTCGTTTTCGGCCTGGAGTTGCTTCCGGTGCCGGTCACAGGCTTCTTGATAGCTCAGGCCTTCCTGGAACCAGGCAGCCCCCTGGGCATTCCCGAATTCGGTCTGAAATCGCTGTAGCTGTTCGCGGAATTCCCGCATCGCGACCTCCTTATTGAATTCAGAAGTCTCGGGCTGATTGGTGTCCGGGGTTTCCGGAGTCGTGGTTTCCGTGGTCATGGGTTCCCCCTGCTTGAGAGTGATGCCGTTGCGCTCGAGGTAACGGCTGACAAATCCGGCTACCCGCGTTGGATCAACGTCGAATGCCGTTACAGTTGGTTTCTCACTGGTCAATCCCAGACAGAAACTCAGTATTTTCTCCGCTTCCCCCGCCACGCTTTTCCGGATTCCAAACAGACCGCCGGGATTGGCAGCCGGTTCATCCACCGTGTCCACCGCGCGAAGCTGGTGGAGACGAACGTGGGGGTAGTTGTTTTTGTTGTCCGGGTCCGGGCTGGTGAATCGCCCGTTTTCGTCCGAGTTTTGCCCGATAAAGGCATCCTCAGCACCCATGTCCCGGCGAAAGGCAATCGATGTTGCAAACGCTTCGGGATCTTCTTCGGCCAGGTCCATGACGTATTTCGCCAGGTTTCCATCCGGGGATTCGTGAGCCGATTCCGCCAGATGCAGATCAGCCCGCACGATATCCCCGTCAATGTGTGAGTTCTTGAACCGGCCCAGGAATTTGCCCAGACCATCGCCGCTCATATCCGGATGGGTGAAACGGGATTTAATGCCCATCTCGCTCTCCTGGATGGCATCACTGACCTGCCGAAGCATCTCACCATCAATCCATTCGTCGTGCCCCAGTGCCTCGCCTCGGGTAATCACGGCCACTCCACGAACCAGGCCCGCTCCGTAATCACCACCTTCACGGTCTACCGGATCATCGCCTTTGATGCCCTTAGCAACCTGGCTGCGAAACAGTTCCGACGGTTGAGAGAGATCAGGTTTCTTCGGCATCGTCTTCCTCGCTTTCATCGTCGCTGGTTGCGTTGCCGGATGCGGGTTTCGGTAGTTTCTCGGGCTTTGACTTTGTGAGAATGATCCCCTTCGACCGAGCGTACTCTTCTTCCTCAGCAAGCCGGTCCACCACATCCCGCCAGTCATCCCCATGCCGTTCCCGGCGAACCTCACTGCGAGTTTTAAACGCAGCCTCCACTGCTTTCTGATCGGCTGCTATTTCCTTCGACGGGTCCCACCAGGGCACGCCGGATGGAATCCAGTCAAACCGTCGGAGTTCCTCGACATCCATACTGGCTGGGATGATGATTTCCCCATCCCGGATCGCCCGGGCGATTCTCCAGAGAGCCAGCTTGGTCTGAAACTCGCGTAAATTCCGGCGTTTCTCCCGGCAGGACTGCAGGTACAGAATCAGAGCGGAACGGCTGCCGAAAAAATTGGTGTAGGCTTCATCGTAAAACGAATAAGGGATATCGATGGATTTCAGGGACACCGCGATCATCGTCTGCGTGAATGCCTGAAACTCCGTTGAGGGTGTTTTGTTTTCCAGGAACTCCACCCGGTCTCCGTCTTCCAGGTCCAGGACGTTCGGTGTTGTTCCAAGTTTGAAGTTGTAGGTGGGGGCATCTTCATCGTCCCCTTCTGCCGCGGTCTCGGTCAGGGACCCCTGACCAATGGAATCCATCGCATCCCGGAAGAAGGCCACGCTGAAAAGTTGACTGACCTTGGTTTTCGCCAGGGCGTAATCAAAGTTTTCGTACACATCCTGAAACGAGTTCAGGGCACTGGTAACCGGAGATATTCCGCGGTACTGGTCGAACCGGTTGAAGTCCGCATGCTGGAGCATGTCTCGGGCACTGACCCAGCGCTCAAACTCCAGGCGGTTGCCATCCCGTTGATGGACCGCATAGGCCATTGACTTCGCCAGGCGGTCGATCCGCACCCCGTTGAAAACGCGGTCTTCTTTTTTTCGGTTATCAGCCGGACTTTTTACCCGGTCTCCCTCGATAGCCTGCAGCTTTCCGCTGTTCAGCCGGAGTACAAAACAGTCCCCGTCCAGGGTTTTGCAGGCTTCC